AACAATGCATTGCGTCCTTTAAACCCTCCAAACCCATCTGGAAGATCAAGAGGACTTACTATTGTATCCGTCGCGAATACAGCCGGCAGAGTTACATCATAGTTACCAAGAGTAGTAGTGATTGATGCAATCTTACCCGCTGTAATAGAAAAGGTCCCTAGTGCTGTACCCAATGCAGTAGAAGAATTAGAAGAAGCAAGATTGGAACTTATCACACCGGAGTTCGAACTATATGTCGGACCATAACCAATTGGTGTTTGTTTCAGATTCTCAATTGTATCGGTGTATCCAAATAAAGTCTCGGTGTTGGATATGGACGCTACCGTAGCTTCACCAACCAAGCCACCTTTTACATTACCACCGGTGATTGTAATAACCGTGTCACCAACTGTATATCCACTACCACCACTTAGTATGTTAAAGTCTACAGCTTGGTTAGTAGTAGCGTCAATCCTACCTGTTGCTTGAGACCCAGTAGTACTAGTTAAATTTACAAAGTCACCGACCTGGTGACCTGTACCACCAGTTGTACTAGCAGTACCAAATGTAACGTCTGTCAGAGGACCAATAGTATTAACAACATAACCACCTATACCATCACTAGTCAATACCTGCTCAAGGTCAAAGAAAGTACCAGATACCTCTACCAACCTAAACTGAGTAACCGCAATACCATTTTCAAATACAGTTAGTACTCTGGTTACTTTGCCTTTTGCGCCGGAGTTCTGTCCCGTGACAACCTTATCGATAGCATTATCTAAGTTACCTGAGAAAGGCTGACCTAGTCTAATGACTGTATCCTGCTGCCACCTTCCGTCAGACGCTCTCAGAATGCTTTCCGAAGGTCTAACGACTGAAATATCCTCGTTAAATAAAATTCGAAATAGAAGGTTATACGCAGCACTACTACCTTTTGATCTATACAGATCCTTAATTCGTTTTGCGACTAATCTTTGATCGGCAAGAATAACCTTAGGAAAATCACAAAGCACTTCTTTCTTAAAGTATTCATAAAACTTTTCAAGATCAGTAGTATCGATATCCTGATAGTTTAAAAGATTCCTACTAGCGTCTGTAGCTTGATTAGTAGTCTCCATCCACTCATAATACGCTTTCATAAACGCAATGAGATTAGGACCATCCTCAACCAGATATTGAGGAAGCTGACTCTGTACTAACGCTGATGTTTTGTTATTTGTAGCCATTAATAACCCGACGTACCAGAACCAGACGTTGAACTAGTCGTTACACCAGTCTCTGTCGATGAAGTAACCTGTACAGTTGCGGCTAATTCTCTAGACCTTACTTCAACAGCATCTGTTTGATTATTAGTAATAGAAACTGATGCATCAGCAAGCTGAATAATTTGATTACGTATTGACTTAATTACTTGATCCCTTGGTGTCGCATTGACTTTGATAGAGTCTCCAATGAATGCAGTAGGCTGGAATGTGTTTACTGTAAATGAACCGCGGTTGTAATCTACCTTACCTGCCTTCTCATTAACATATACTCTCCTGGTATCAACCAAACGGTATATTCTTACATTGCCATTACCGTCATCATCAAAGTAACAAGTAAACCCATCTAATGTAAACCCACTAGACGAAATGGTATATTGATGCCCTGCGTGTGGGTTATTGATAGGATTGTTAAAATTCAAAGTGTAGGATTGCTTGATAGTCATGTTAGGAATAAAACGCCGCTGCATCTTTTCTGTAACCGCTACGTTTATAACACTCTGATCAATACTATCCACTTTCTTAATGAATTCTGACAAATAGAAATTACGCGCAAACAATCCAAGATCATTACTATTGAACTTAGACATAGTACTGTTTACTTGATTAAGTAACGTATCACCATTCTTTGCTGTTAGAGCAGGATTGTACCGTACATCGATAGTAGGCACTACGTAAAGGAACTCGGGATCTACGAATACCGGCTGAGTAGTTACTACGTTTCTGTCTTTAAGAAGTTCTGTTAGTTCATCCTTACGGCTAGGAGTAATAGTAGTATCACCAATAGGCTTTACGCTGATATACACTTTACCGTAGATAGGAGGACTATTTTGCTCACCACCCCACACAGCAATAGTTTGAAGGTCCGGAGCATTATTAATTAGAATGTTTTTATAATCGTTAGCAGTCACTGCGCGATTTTGAGCGGTATAGTTTCTTGGCGCATTAAACTTAATACTGTCTATAGACTGAGCACCAGCACCGCCGCTTGCTTTAGAAGTCGTTCTATAACCGTACGTAGAATTACCGGCTAGGGTAAATGGACCCGTAAATGCAGTAGCACCGTTAGTAAGTGCACCGACAGTTACATTGTAATTAAGTTTAACAATATTACCATCAGTTAGTTTTCTGCCAAGTATACCATCACCGAATAATACTTCGAATCTACCATCATTCTCTTCTTGCAAGAAGTATACAAAACTATTACCGTTTACTGCAGTGAGGTCTGTAGCAAGGGTATAATTACGTAATGCAGTATTAGAAGAACTCTGCTGTACATTTACTACCAGACTATCCGTATCACTATTATCGTTATTGAGAATATACCTGCTAGGGCTAGTACTACTAACTGTATATGATTCCTGTACAGGTTCCCCTTCCCTTACAACAATATCACCAAAATAGTTACCGCTAGAGTTTTTTTCGATTACAGTACTAGTAGGACTCAGGAACTTATATGATATACCGTCGATAGAAGTATTGAACTGAGTGTTAGCTGGAATAGTAACTGTAGATGGAGACCCTGGCGGAAATACCTGTACGAATATAGTAGCCCTTGCACCACGAGCACTACTAGGAGTAAACCCAAGCATCTTAGCCCTACTAACAACATTGTTCCTAATAAGTGCGCTATCTAAGAACATCTCATTAGAAGCGAAGTTAGTATAGATCGAATTATAGTACGTATTATAAGCAAGCAGCTGAATAATAGTCTGCATACCCGAACTTTCAAAGTCGTAGTCCTGAAACTCTGACTGACTAGAAAGGTACGTCTGTAGATTAGCTTTGATCTGATCAAAGTTTATGTCTGTTACTAGTAGTGCGTTATTGGCAGCCATTTACCTTACTCTTTCTATTGCTACTTCTAGATCTACTGGGAATCGTTCATTGAATATCACAAACCTTATCTTAACAAACAGCGAATTAGAATCGGACCGTACACCGACCTTTACATCTCGAATATCTTCACCAGCGACCGTTACGCTCTCAACCTTAGCACGAGGCTCGTAATTGTTTATAGCGGTTTCTATTTGCCTCCGCAACTGGTCCTGTAATAAAGGGTCATCAGTATTCTCAAATAACATCGCCCTTATATTACCGCCGTATAAAGGCTCATAGGGACGTTCACCAAAGTTCGTTAAAATAAGATTGCGGACAGACCTTTTTACAGCATCCGCATTTTTAAGCACGGGAAGTTTACCAGTAGCTGGATGTGGCTTAAACGATACGTTAACATCACTGAAAACGACTTCTTTAAGTAAAGGGTTAAGAGAACCGCTAGCCATTATAGCATCCAGTTAGTTTAGTTTTACTTCTATTTATCGCTGTTCTTACTAGCTTGTATCTCTTGACGTAAAAGTTTACACAACTTTGCAATCTCACTAAGAGATTTACGTGCTCTAGTACCAGCCGCCTTATTACCAGCCTCGAATTTTTCGTACTCTGTTGTAAGAGTAGCTACGTGATTATCCAACATATCTTTAGTACTCATTGGTACCTCCTTTTTAACCCATCCAAATAAATGCCATAAAGCATACTCGAGCACTATAGCCCTACCTGTACATCTGTAATAATACCGCCCGATACAATATACCGCACCTGATCAAAGCTACCCTTACCCGTAATGATTTCAAAGTTACCTCCTGTACCACCGCTGACAGCACCCGGGATAGTAACATCACCTGCAAAAGCCCCTGCCGATGTTAACAACGTTGTTCCAAACTGGCTGTTACCTTCAAGAGAGCTAGCTGCAGTATTAGCAAACGCATCTAAATCAGCTTGTGCTTGTGGGTCTTGATCAAACGGCCTTGCAACAACCTCATCAATATTGGCCGTAAATTCTTTTACTGAACTAGGTGTTGCTACTTTGCCATCCGGTACTGCTTTCGCAGCTGGTAAATCCAACCCGGGAATAACACCGGCCAAGTGATTATCCATCTTAGATATCAGCTCTGTGCGATCAAGTTCATCCTGCTTTCTTTGGTTCTCGAGATTAGCTACGTCCTGTACCTGCTGCGGTGTTCTATCCTGCACGGGAATTGCTGATGCGCTATTTCCTCGCGCCAATATATCTGCACGTGTTTCATCGGTCAGGTTCTGAACCAGCCCAGATACACCCCCCTGTAAACTAGACGGTAAGAAGTTTGGTGGCTTTCCTGTTACTTTACCAATAGCAGTCTGTGCTTCAGAGACCGCGTCTACTACTTTATCAATATCTGCTACTGCACCTGCTATCTTTTCGTTTATTGTTTCAAGCACACTATCAACAGCATCTTCTTTAATTTCATAAGCACACAACTTCAAGTTCTGTTGTGCAGCGGAAGCAGCGCTAGCCAATCTTGCTAATGCGCTTGCAAACATCGCCAACTGTATTGCAAGGTCAATCATGGCGAGGGTATACGGACCGAAGAATTTACTAACCACCTTTCTAACCCAACTGATAATCTTTAGCGGATTACTAGGGAAGCTCATCAGGCCATTAATAGCAGCAAGGTTTGCTAGCTCTGGTGCCGATGCCTTAATCTGGTCTTCTAATACCTTTGTATGGTCTTTAATAAACTGCTTAATATTCTCACAGTCTGTATAGAATTCGATATCGTATATCATTCGCTCTACTTCTGCAGTAGGGAACAAGTCGCCAAAAGATGCATCACCAAAGTCAATAGTACCATCTTCCTTAAACGTGATTGCTGACTTTGATTCAATAATGTGTGGTGCATCATCTGGCTTTGCAATATCTAATGCAGAAGCAGCAAGGTTAGCTTCCTCCCTCTTCTTACGACCGACATTAGTATAAGTCGATACTACAGTGCCCTTATTATTAATGATCTTGATATCGGTTTCATTAAGGTCTAGCTTAACAGCAGTCTTTGCACCTATGTTAGCTAGGCGCACTACCTTCTGAGCGTCTCTTTCAATTTTTAGTAGTTTGTTTTCAATACCCATTACTATGCCTCACTAACAGCTGTGATGATTCCATTCGTTACAGTAACGATCCTACCACCGACAGCAGTAAACTTATCGGTAGCACCAGCATTGGATGACAGACCATCAGCTAGTACACTACCGACTACTTTAACAGGGCCCTTCATAGTAATACCACTCTCAGTGCCCAAGTATATTGTCTTGCTTAATATGTTGGTGTGTAGAGCAGTTATGTTTATAGGACCAATACTAGACATCACTATATTATCATCAGCAAGCATCATCCAGTCGCCTGCTACCTTATCAATACGGTTACCAGGACCAGCAGCACCACCCATCTCAACATAGCTGCCATTCTTATGCGCAATGTGAATACGTTCGAATGCATTGGTATCATCTACTTCGAATACATGGCCACTCTTTGTCTCCCAAACCTTGTTGTCAGGATACTTGGACCTAAATTCTTTCCACCCATCAAAGTAAGGTTCTGCAAAACCATAGAACCCAGCAGACTGTACTTCCATCGCTGCATTCTTTCGTCGTTCGATTAGTGGGTGAGGATAGTCTTTAGGATCACCCATTGCTGTATTATCATTACGAGCAAGTCTGTTGGTGTCAGGCTCATCGATTCTATCAGGTAAAGGATACACACCATCCGGATCATAGAACCCTTCAGAAGGAGGCCCATTTACAGGATTGGGATTAGCCTCGGTCGGTATACCAGGAATCGCTCCCATCACCAAAGGCTCTCTAGCAATCTCTCCATCAAGGAAGATGCCCATCACCCAAGTGCCTTGTTGAATACCAGTCAGTGCTCCACCGATGCCACTATTGTTACCACTACTAACAGGCTGCATGATCTGAGCCCATGGTAAGTCTTCAGTAGTAACACCCGGCTCTCCATCAACAGCTCTCAAAGAGCTATTGTGCCAACCAAAGATACGAACACGCAGACGGCCTAGCTTCAATGGATCTTCGTTGTCTTCAACAACTCCCATCCACATCACAGGATTGAATCCAAAGAATTCCTCTTTAACTTTCATTACGACTCCGGACTGTTATCAAATGCTTTGCCCTTTGGCTCAATGCCAAACGACTCTTTGGAACATGACAGCACAGTAGTGTATGTGTCTTGTGCTGTGTTGTAGTTATGTCTTATAGCTGTAATCAGAAACGTAGCCTCTTGTCCGTATAGGAATAAGAACTTGCTCGTCTCTTCCTCTAGTTGTGTTGGCTGAGGTATCTTAATCTTGATAAGCTGTCCTGTGTAGATCTCAGGAATGCCTGGTGTAGTGATCTCGATCACGTTTGTGTGCAAGTTGTTCAGCTCATGTGTCGTCTTCGATAGGAATAGATCTCTCTTACGTGGAGCATTAAGTTGATCTCCTGCTTTAAATGGCTGCATCGCTTTAAAATAGGCTGAACTGTCTACTGGATACGTCTCATTATCCTCTTCTATCTGGGAAACAATCATCTTCCTATGGGTAGAATACGCTTTTTTGGCTTTTCCCAGTTCTCCTTCTTCACTAATAAATTTTTTACCAGAATTTGGAAGGTGTTTTAATTCGTCCCAATTTTTTTTGTAATCGAACTGAAATTTTTTCTTATCGGCGTTTTTGAGCGGATGAACCTTGAATCTTTTAAGGATTGGGTCGATTACATTGACTTCATTGTAGTACACACCTCTGTGAGCCTGATCAATATTATCAAATGAGTCTAAGAATTTTATATTTGCTATACTTTTAGCTGGGAATGCTCCCTTTCCTTTAGTTAACTGCTCTTCTTCTTTTGGAACTGATAGAAAAAATTCATAGACAGGAGATAAGGTAGAGAAGTAAGCTATAGGAACAAAGTAAAAATCGTCTGCTGCTTCGAAGAACACATAGCTAGATGGATCTGGATACTTTTGGCTTCTTGCTTCTTTAGTAATCTCATTAATTAGCTTTAATGGGTTCTGTCCTGTAGCTACTCTCGTATACTTGTTATCAGTTGGTTCTGGTACTCTGACCATCTTTCCGATAGCAGGAAGATAGTTAAAGAATATATCGTTTACTATATCATGTGGAAACTGTTCGATGAATGGCTTGTACACATAGTTGACAGTATTTTGCATCCCATACTCACTAATGGCATGCAAAGTGTATACCTGATTGCGATCCTTTACTCCCTGTCTGCCAGATACCTTATACACATCAAAGTACTGAAAGAAAGTTTGGTCATTGGTGTTCTTGTATTCAAACTTTAGCTTCTCGTCCCCAATAATAGGAAACTTATCAAGTAGTCCCATACTATCATTGATCACCACTTCCATTCTCATAAAAGGACCAAACATATCTTCAAACATACTGAGCTCTATCACCAATAGATTGAGTACTAGCTTTTCAGTAGCTAGAGGTGATGAAAGGGTCAGCTTATAGTCTAGACCATAGCTTTCATAGTATTCACGGGACGCAGCCGATCTAATTGACATTATGCTTGCTCGACTATATTTTCATACGTAGAGAGAATATTAGGTAGGTATCTCTTATCAAGTAACTTAATCTGAGAGCGAGCTTCGTTAAGTTCTAGCTCGTACGTATACTTATCTACAGCACGACGACTGGTTGGACTGGTCAGGTCGTATGTCTCTTTATCTACTACCACTGACCTCTTAGGTATGATAGTACCATCAAAGCGAACTATCTGCTCGTTCAATGTCTTTTCGTATACGTGATTGGTTTGCTTGGCTGCTTCCAATGATCCATACTTCCCTTTGATGTATCTTTCAAAGGAACGATCATCAAGTGGCCACTCGAACTGAGGATCAATTATATTATTAGTAAGAAGGATCACCCAGTCGAGAGTTGGATCGTTGTAATACTTATACGCAATGATGTCAGGTCGCTCGCCATCTTGCACGTCGTAGGTATACATAACAACACTCTTGTCTCGCAAAAGCTCATTGATCTTGAACCGCAGAGTAATGTTAGTAAGTTTAAGAGGCTTACCGTTCTTCTTTAGATCGTAGCTGACAGTTGGCCAATTGTTAAACAGATAAGACATTAGCGACCCTCGTCAATCTTTTCTTGAGTAATGATATCAATCTCCGTAAACGTGAGACTAAGACCAACTGATACTGGTGCACCGTTCTCGTGAAAGTATGATCCACCATCAGGATTGTAATTTATCTGAAAGTCAGATAGTACTGATGTACCAAACTTAAATAGATAATTCTCGTTCTTGCTATTGAAAGCAATATCAAACTCATTTGGATACTTAAAGAATGCTGCTCCTTCAATAGTAGGATGCATATTAAGTTTAAACTTCTTGATGATGTTCTTTAGTGTAGTACTCTCTCCAGCATCTCTTGGACTAAACTTATACTGAAAGCTGTGAGTCCTAAAGTTGACACCAGAGAAGATGACTGCCAAGTGTGGGTTAACTGCAATACCAGCTCCAACTGCTGCTCCTCTTGCAGCACCACCTAACGCAGCACCAACACCAGCACCGATAGGACCAGTTAGTCCTGCTCCAAGTAGTGCTGCTACCTCTGGACTAGCACTAATACCAATTGCCTTAGCTTGCTCTACTGCTGCAGCACCAGCTGCTTCAGCACTAAACTGAGTCTCACCACTAGCAACCTGCTGAGCAAAGTTACCAAGTACTTGTAAACCAGTGCCTGTATCATACTGAGCATTATATCCGGTTGATAGGTTAGATGGGATAGGAAGAGTAATGCCTCCACTAGAGCTTGAGTTTACTCTAGTGAGTTTAGTCTTCTTACCTCTGTTCTTTGGAAGAAAGGAAATGTAGTTGTCAGTAATGTCTCCAGGGAACCTAAGATTACCTCCAGCAGAGATTGGTTGTAAAGCACTTCTCAGGGCATCTGAGCTAGCCTGGGTTATCTTATCATCTGCTTCTGCCATATGCAAGCCTAAATAGTTTTATGAGAACACATAAGGGATACTATAAACCACGCAATCCTAACAAATACAAAGGTGATCCCGATTGTATTATTTATCGCTCTAGTTGGGAAAGGATGTTCATGGTTTATTGTGATAACAACCCAAATGTATTAGAATGGTGTAGTGAGGAAGTAATTATTCCATATAGATCACCATTAGATGGTAGACTTCACAGATACTATCCAGACTTCCTTATAAAGGTACGCACTGCTAAAGGTGCTACCGATACTATACTTATCGAAGTAAAACCATACGCTCAGACTCAGCCACCTACTGTTCGTAGTCGTAAGACCAAAAAGTACATTAACGAGGTTGCTACTTACGGCATAAATAGTAGCAAGTGGAAGTTTGCTAAAGAGTACTGTAAAGATCGAGGGTGGAAGTTTCAGATCATTACAGAGAAAGAGCTAGGAATCTAATGGTAGCATACGTTTTCGATAGACTGATTGCACAGGGTGCTCGTGCAGGACAGATACCTGCGCGTACTCAACAAGCACGCGACTGGTTCAGAGACAAAGCATCTAACACTCGTACTCAGCCTGGTAGGCTTATCTCTAGTAGTGACAACTATGTTGGTAAGCCTGAAGTAGGTGGCATGTTCTTGTTTGGATACGATCCAAAGCACAAGAAGACTCTTCCATACTACGATAGGTTTCCTCTAGTGATTCCAGTTGATGAGGCAGAAGGTGGGTTCGTTGGTCTTAACATGCACTATCTTCCTCTCACACAGAGAGCAGTACTGATGGATGCTCTCTATAAGACAGTATCAGATCAGAGATACAATGAGAAGACTAGACTAAGACTTAACTACAATTTGCTGAAGAGTGCATCAAGGTTTAAGACATTTAAGCCAACATTCAAGAAGTATCTCGCTAGTAACGTACGTACACGATTTGTAAAGATAGAACCAGTAGAGTGGGACATCGCTCTATTTCTTCCTCTACAACGGTTTGAGAAGGCCTCTGCTGCACGTATACATAGAGACTCACTAGGAGCATTACAATAATGGCTTTTAGCGTAAAGGACATTAAAGGCGATCTCACACGCGGTATAGCCCGTAACTCACACTATGAGATGATCATTGATGGAAACGAGCAGATCACGTTTAGAACTTTGAGTGTAACTGCTCCTGGTAGAGCTATTATGTCTACTGCATCTGGGGTGTACGGAGCAGCTCAAGAGGTTGGCTACGGAGCTCAGTTCTCTCCGATCAGTGCTCAGATTTATGCTAGCCCAGATCATACAGAGCGCAAATTCTTCACTGAGTGGCAAGATAAAGTAGTAGGACCACATAGAACAGGAAGAGGATTTGCATTCGAAAGAGACTTCAACGCTGGATACTATAAGGATTACATTAAGGATGTAACCATCAAGCAGTATAACGAGAAGGGCAAAAAAACCCACGAAATTAAACTAAGAGAAGTTTATCCAAAAAACGTTGGAGAACTAAGTTACAGTTTTCAATCAAGTGAACTTTTAACATTTACTGTATCATTGCAATATCGATACTTTACTGAATAAATTAGGAGTTAGTTATGGCACTACCTTTATTAAACACACCTGAATTTGAAACCACTATCCCATCATCCAATCTAAGGATTAAGTTTCGTCCTTTCTTGGTAAAGGAAGAGAAAATATTGTTTATGGCACTTCAGGGTGGTGACACTAGAGAGATGACCAATGCAGTACAAAACATTATTGGAGCGTGTGTTCTCTCTGACAATTTCGATACATCTAAACTTGCAATGTACGATGTAGAGTATCTGTTCTTAAAGTTAAGAGGTAAGTCAGTAGGAGAACAAATAGACTTACGATTACGACACTCTAATCCCGATAGTGAATGCAAGCATGCTACAGAAGTATCAATTGATATAGATGATATCCAGATTAAGTTTCCTGATGACTATACAGATAAGATCAAAATAACTGACGAAGTTGGTATCCAAATGAGACATCCTGGCATCCAACACTCATCATTGTCAGAAGGTGAGTTAGATTTTGATAGTGTGCTCAAACTTATCAGTGATTGTGTTGTTTGTATCTACGATCACGAAAATGTATACGATTCTTTTACTAGCGATGAGATCAAGCAGTTTATCGAAGGACTAAACCAACAGCAGTTTAGTAAGATACAGAAGTTCTTTACGGACATTCCAAAGCTCAGTCATACGATTAGTTGGAAGTGTCCTAAGTGTGGTGAAGAGGATAGTGTTACTGTGGAGGGCCTCAACAGTTTTTTTACATAGCGTTCGGCTATGATTCGCTTGCTAATCATTATAATGTCAACTTTTCATTGATCCAGCACCATAAGTATAGTCTGAACGATCTAGAGAACATGATACCGTTTGAGAGACAGATATATGTTGCGTACCTGATAGCTTACCTAGAAGAAGAAAAACAAAGGTTAGAGAACAAGCAATGAGTAACATACAAGAACTAATCGACACAGTCAAAGAAGAGAATTTTCAAAACAGAGAGATATCTCTTAATATAGATGCTGTTAATCAAATGACTCAAATTGGTTGGTTAGAGATGATATACGATAATCTCTCTGAGCTTAGAGATGGCTTCTATAAGTATATGGAAGATGAGCGCGACCGGTTCCTAAAGAGCCAAGCAGATCTCAAAGCTGCTCAGCGAGCTGAAGCTGAAAAGTTAAAGGAATCTAAAGCAAAGGGCTTTACAACTCCTGCTAAGACATCTAGTGTTGCTGAGACACTAACACAAGATGGTGGATTGCTTGGTGGGTTGGGCATTGCTGGTCTAGCAGCTGCACTTGGTGCTGCTGTTACAGGTTACTTTGCTGGACTGACAGCAGCATTGGCTAAAGGTCTTGCAGCAGTAACCAAAATGATCACACCTAAAGCATTTACTGCACCATTCACTGACTTCTTTAGAAAATTTAAATTCTTTGTACGAGCGCTGAGTGATGTTTTTCAGGGAAGACAGTCGACGTTTGCTATTAAACAATTTGGAACCTTTTCCAAAACCTTAGCCGACCTAGGTGCAAAATTTCAAAAGGCTATTCAGCCTATCACTAACGGAATTACCAAGCTAACTACAATTGCTAAAAATTTCTTTTCTCCTTTAGGCGAGCTCGCCAAGTTGTTTCCATCAGGAGGAGGTAAGTTTCTAGAAGGTATAAAGGCATTTGGATCTAAACTTGGTGTCATTTTTAAACTGTTTGCAAGAATCGCATATCCCATCGGAGTTATAATTGCTACTGTCACAGGTATCATTAACTCTTTTGAAGAATTTCAAGAAGACTCATCTTTATTGGAAAAGATTCTTATTACTCTTAAAAATGTTGTAAAGGAACTTGTTAGTGTATTCATAACCAGTTTACTTGAACTAGGAAAGGACATTGTTAGTTGGGTAGCAGGTGCTCTTGGGTTCACAGCCATAGAAGAGTACCTCGACTCATTTGATATTGATCAAAAGTTTAGAGAAATTTTTGATGAAGGAATTAGTATCATTGTTGAATTCTTTAACAAAACTAAAGATGCTTTGTATCGAGCAGCGAGAGCTATTGGTATAGTTGATATGGATCCAGAAGCAGAAGCAAGGATTGCAGCGCGAGAGGTTAGAAGTGCAGAAGAGGATCTAGCAGAAGCAGACACCAGAGTACAGGAAGCACAAGCAGCAGTAGATGCTGCACCTGAAGGCAGTCGTGAAAGAGCTCGAGCTGAGACAGAACTTAACTTAGCTACCAGTCAAAGAAATGCAAGAGCGGAAGACTTACAGGAAGCACAAGTATCAGCAGCAGAAAGAAGAACCGCTGCTGGACTTCCTCCTACGCCAGATACACCTGCTGATCAGTTACAAGAAGTAACAGTTCCACCTAGAGAGACTAGAAGTGAGACGCCTCCTTCTAGAAGTGAGACGCCTCCTTCTGCTAGACCTACCCTCGTTGCAGGTAATACTAGTGAAAAGGTAGTGGGAGGTGTTGTAGTAGAGCGTAATGGACAGCCAGTACAGCTGACACCCGAGCAAGTAGAAACTGTAAGATTTGCAAATGAGATGGCTACGTTAGCAAGTGATAATAATCAAACGTATGATGTAAGTGCCAATCCTGTAATCGAGTCAGTATCGAGTGAAGAACCTAGAGTAGAGCCTCTTAGTGATCTTACTAATGTCACTAACATTAATCAACCCTCATCTGCAATGCAGGAAGCCATTGAAAGGGTT